CTTGGGTTGCCCGTTTGCTTGTGAGGAGGTTCGCCAGGGTAAGACGGCTCGCCCGGCCCGTACTTGCTGATCAGTTTCTTGATTTCGGTTTGCACCGCAATCGAGGTGTCCAAGATCACGCTGGACATCTCTCGGTTGAACGCGTCGATGACAAGTTTGGAAGAGAAGTTGTCTTCGACCTTGGCTTGTAGAGCCCTCTTGGTCACTGAAGGACCTCCTCTACGTCGACGATCGTGTAGCAGAGTTGATCGGTTCCTTCTCGTTCGTCTGGAACTCGAACCGATCTGATTTCCCAACTCGCGCCGCCGTAATCGATCCGGGCTTCGATATCGATCTTGGCGTCTTGGTCGCTAGACAGATAGAGGGTAGCAGTTCTCTGGCGTCCTTCGCGACCAGCAACGCGAGCGTCTCCGCCGCCGCTGATCTGAACCATCGCCGTGTAAATGCCAACGACCGTCGTCCAAGTTTCAACCGGAGAACCAACGGCGTCGCTGGAAACCGTCCGTGACTTGACGACGATCCGCTTGCCGTGCTTGGAAATCAGGCTGTCAACGCTCATCTGACTTCCTTGTAGCCCTGAAGTTTCTCCCAGCGAGATGCCAAGAGTTCAGCGACAGAGATTCGGCTGTAGTTGTAGTCGCCAAGCGATTCGCCGCCGAGCGTCCTGTCCTGCTTTCGTTCGCGGTACAGATCAGCCGCCATCTCGATCGCTGTCAGTTCGAGATCAGCGGGGATCGTCGAGTAACCGGCGACGTACTCGATGTAAACAGGCCGGAAGCCTCGCGGGAAGTAGTTGTTCCGCCAGACGCTTCCGAACCCATCCGAACCGATGTAAATCTCGCCAGACTCGTAGTCGATCCTGTAATCCGAGACGTTGTCGTAGGCATGTTCGATGTTGCCAGTCGCTTCGATGACTCCTCTGCCGCCGAACTTATAGATCGTTCGTGAATAAGCATTGAAGTCAAGCGATGCCGACCATCCAGAAACGCCTGTGTTTATCTGGGAGACGAGTGCTGAAGTCGTTGGATAGGTTTCGAAGGAAAGGTCGACGGTGGTCGTTGTTCCGCTGCTCGTGATCTTGTGCAAACGAAGGCTGTCGCCGTCGTTGCCAATCGTCGCCAAAACGTCAGACGAAGCCGTGTCGCTGGACACTGTCATCGTCTGGCGAGATGCGTAAGAGATTGTGTTTACCGAAGTGACGGGCCTGTTCTGGACCGTCATCACCTTCGACGCATTCGGCTCGCACCATTCGTAAAAGGTTCTGGACTTGAACCTTCGATCGCAGTACCGCTCGATAATCTCGGTAGACCGATCGATTGCAGACTCCAGAACAGCGTCGTCCGAAGTCCCTGTTATCCCGATCCAGTCTTTCAGATCCGAAAGAGAAACAAGTGCATAGGTTCCGACGGCCATCTGGGCTCCTACCTAAATCCTCCTCCTGACTGACCGCCACCCGGAGGTGACGGCCAGCCAGAAGAAAGGAGGAGAAAGATAAACGCGATCAGGACGCGTTCTTGACCTGAAGCGAAACAACGCTGCCGACATTGGTGGCATCGCCAACGTCGTGGCAGTTGATGTCGAACCGCTCAGTGCCGCGGATCGCAATCTCGTCACGCTCGAACACGTCGAAGGCCGAGTCGCTGGTCTGAATCGTCGTCTGCCGACGATCACCCATCGAACAGGCCTGACTCAGATCGCCGAAGTAAGCGATACGAGTGTTGTCGGCAGTAGTGCCGGCGGAAGGCATGACCTGAGTGAACACCACGTCGTAGCCGAACAACTGCGGCACGAGCTTCCCGTTCAGGATCTCGGTTGCAGTGGTACCGCCGCCTTCGCTGAGTGCGAGGTCGCGGAAGTACTGGTGGTAAACGCTCTTGTGCATGTACCACTTCGTGGCGGCGCTGTCCGCGTAGTGCGGAAGTTGACCCAGCATCTCAAGAACAAGTTCCATCGTGATCTTGCTGCGAACGCCAGCCGCGGTGTTGGCGGTGACCTCGGCCGTCTCGAAAGTGCCAGCGTCACTTGCATCTGCAGCCATCGCCGAAGCGAGGCCGTCGATGTTTCCGTCGGTCACGTCGTCCGTACCGTCTGCCATGAACAAGCAGTGGTCTTCCTTGTCCGCGAACGCGTAAGCGATGTCCTGAGCGACCTGATCTGCGACCGAGAGGAAGGCGTCCTCGCCCAACTCGTTCGAGATCGTGGTCAGAACGCCGATCTTCTTGGCGATCAGCGACACCTGAGCGAGCGTCATGGTCGACTCGCTGATCGCAGCCGCTTCAGCGACGAACGCGGCAGTCAGCCCGCCGGTGTGTCGCGGGATCTTCATGGTGTCGCTTGCCATCGGGCGAACCCGAATGTTCTGGCGAGCAACGCCACGCTCTTCTCGCAACTTGATCAACTCGGTCTCGAACTCATCGGGGACGAGGAATCCGCCGACGTTGTTCGTGCCACCGAGATGGCCCTTGGAGATGATGCCTTCGTCCATGCAGTAGCCGTATGACTTCTGGTTGCCGCAAGCGGCTCGGAGGAAGTGGCCGAAACGGAAAGCCTTCTGGATGGCTTCGCCGTCGTTGTCGTCCTTGAACGCCTTGAGGCGCCCGGTGTACTTCGGCACATTGAAGCGTGCCGGCTTGGAGATCTTCTTCTGCACAGTGAGAGCCTTTCGGCGAGCGGTTCGAATGGTGATGGACTTCTTGGCCTCTTCCTCTTCTTCTTCCTCTTCAGCCTTCTCTTCCTCCTCTTCATCTTCAGCGGCCTTCTCCTCTTCCTCTTCCTCCATCTTCTCTTCTTCTTCTTCTTCTTCGGCGCCTTCAGCCTTCGGCATCAGCACGACTTCGATGTCGTCTGCGGCCATCGGCTCGCCCTTCTCGTTCATGATGGCGACCTTGTCGAGGTAGAGGCCCTTGGCTTCGATGAAGCCTTCCTCTCCGACTTGGTCTGCCAGATTCTGGAGATCCTTCTGGACCTCGTCGATCTTGACCATACGCATGGGAATGTTTCCGTTTGAGTTCTCGTGAATTCGTTTCGGACCATCTAGTCATCGGTTCAGCCGTTTCGGCTACCCGCTCGACCATCTAGATACTCGAAAGTCTGCCTCTCTTGGGCAGTGAAATGTAAACAGTTGTTGCCGACGGCTGGTAATCAAGCCACTTTTTGGCTCCGTCGATATCTACAGCCCCCTTTTGGACGGCTGTAACGAGTGCTGTCGAGTTCGCTGGCAGCGGGGCCACAGATACCTCGAGCAACTTCCACTTCGAGTAGACCTGTCGAACTTCCTCGCCGTAATCCTTCCGATCCTTATCCGAAGCCTTCCGGACGCCGCCGGGTGAAGGAACGAATCCGATGGAAATGCCCTTCACGATCCCCTGTTCGACGAGTGATTCGACGAACTCAGGGAAATACGAGCCTTCGTAATCGTCGGGCTTCTGAGCGAACTCGATCGTCGCGTCGATCTTGCCTTCGCTTCGTCTCAGTTCGCTGATCTTGCCGATCGGCTGAGCGTAATCGTGGTTGTAGAAGACGACCGGATTCTTTTCGAACTCGGTGGCGTCCATTCCCTGAGAGATGATAACTTCGCCATCTCGATCTATCGTCTCGGTCGTGATCGTTGCGTCGACCTTTGGCCCGTCAGACTTGATTGTCGCGTCGAGAGTCTTGAGTTGCATCACAGTCCCTTGATCTTGGCAACAGTGTCGCACCGACAGTTCGGATGCACGCTGCCGTTGGAATCTAACTTGACCTTCATCGTCCCGCCATCTGTCCCCTTGATCGTCTGACCAGACTTCAGCACAGGCGAGTCGAGCGGCAGAACCTTTTTGCCGGGTCCGAACTCGTTGCCGATAGCCTTGCAGAACTGGCAGGCGCCGGGAGCGACGAGGAAGTGCTTGCCTTCCACCATGTCCGACTGCTTCCAAGCATCCATCTGGCCTTCGTGATAAGCCTCGGCTGACTCGGTCCGAGCGATAGTCGTCGATCGGCCCTTGGCGAACTCGGCTGAGTTTTCAAGGCTGTCGATCTGTTCGCTGACCGAAAGAGAGCGAGTGGATTCGCTGAATCTCGTCAGCGTCCCGTCGATCAGCGACTCGGCGATTATCTTCGCTCGCTTCTCAATCGACTTCAGTGCAGCCTTGGACAATTCACGCTCAGCAATGCTCTGACCAGATCCAAGCACTTCGTTGATCCGTCCGATTCCAGCCTTGCTGCCGCCCGCTGCAGCCTTCGACATGTGTTCGATCAGTTCAGCCAGCGTCTTGCCCTTCAGTCCTTCCAACTGTGCGATCAGTTCCTTGATCGAAGGCGAAGCGGCCTTCGTGTTTGAACTGAGTTTCGACTTCAGTTCTTGCTTGACCTTCTCGAGAGTTTCGCCGACCAGTTTCTGGATTCTGGAAGCAGGCGTAGACTTCTCTTCCTCTCGGATGTTCTCTTCGGCATCGACCGACTTCGGCATCAGCCGCTCGAAGTCGTCGGCAAGCCCTTCGACGTGCAGCCGGTACTTGGCCGTTGCCTCCGGCCAGTCATACCGCTTGTCGACTTCCTTTTCCTTCGCCGAATCCAACTCGTCCATCTTTCGCTTGGCCCAGGCATGGCCTGCTTCGTCTGGGTTGTTCGGATCGCCGCCCCAAAGCAGCCAAGCGATCACGCCGTTGGATGGATACTTGTCGTGACCGGGCTTTGCGGCTGGCGAGTCCAGATCGACTCGGTGCCTGCCGAAGAAATTAGCCATTCGGCCGATCGTGTCGGGAGAGAGTTCGGCTCGGTTCTTGATGTCTCTCGCTCGAGCGACTCCCACCATCGTCCCGCCTCGGCCGTGTTCCTTCCTCAACTCAAGCCCGCGAGCAGCAAGCGAGGCCATGCCGCTGGTCGGCTTCAGATCGACGTCAGCGATCGCCTTTTCGTCCTCGTCATCCGGCTCGTCGTAGACCGGAGTCGCCTTTGTTTCGGCTTCGACCATCTTTTCAGCGACGGCACGGGTGAACCCAGACGTCTGAATCAACTTGACGGCCGTGTACTTGCAGATCTCGCCATTCCGATAGGAACGGATCAGAGAGGCCGCAGCGTCCACCACAGGCTGTTGGTCGATCTGGGCCTCCTCGGCCTCGGGTTCCGGCAGAAGCCCCCCAGCGGCCCCTCCGAGCGGCTGACCGCCGACCAGCAACTGATCCGCGAACTCGTTGTCGATCGGCTCTCGGCCCTCTTCCAGCCTTGCCTCATTCGGAGTACGCCATCCGCCAGCCACAGCCGTCTGACGTTCGGAGAGTTCAGTCGCGAGGTCCCTCGGCACCGGGTTGTCGTACGCCAAGCAGTACGATTCGTCCAAACCGAACATCGGCAGAAGCGACTGGTTCAATTCCTGCTCGTCCATCCGGCATAGGGGCAGAATCGTTCCCTCTCGCCACGAGGCGAATCCAGTTGTCGCACTCGCCAGATTCGGATCGTTGGCCTTGAGCATCGAGACGGGAACGCCAAACACTGCGGCAATCTCCTCGACGATCTCTTCCCGGCCTGCCAAATCCTTCGGCGGGAAGTTCAGCGGGGTGAACTGAACGTCGCCCGTCACCGTGATGAACGAGCCGTCCTTGCGAGTGCCCTTCAGACGCTGCTCGACCTGAGTCTGAAATCTATCCAATTGCTCGCCCTGAGCATTCCCCTTTACAACAACTGCGTAGTCCGGGCGTGCTGAGTTTTCAAACGTAGCGAGATCCATCTCGTGCAAAGCCTGATTCGCTTGAACCACGCCGTAGGCCGCTTCGACTTTTCCCATCCCGTAGTAAAGCGAAGCGGGATTCGGTCGCTTGAAGTGAATCACTTCGTCTGGGGTGAAAACTTGCTTCAGCGAAGAGTCGACTCCGTAAACAAAGCCTTCGATGAATTTGTCTTCGTCTGGAATCACTTCGACGAACTGCGGGGCAAGCGGCCACAGTTCGCCGGGAACCCCTGAATCCTCGTCGATGATCGGATGCAGATACGAGTTGCCGGTCAGTTCGCCGTACAGCACGCGAAGCACTGAAAGGTCGAAGCCGTTCATATACGGGTTGGCTGAAGCGAGGACATCCAGAATCGGATGATCCACGACCTCTTCCATCTCGTCGCCATACATCGCAGCCTTGCGAAGGACGGTAGTAGAGGGGCGCTGGTCGCCGGGCCCGTCTCCGTACAGATAGGCCTTGGTCCTTCTGCTGATCGACCTTGATTCCAGCCCTCTGGCTTCCTTGGAATACAGGCGGATCGGCATGGACGCCACAGCGTTCGCGTTGATCGTAGCGGCAGCGTAGACCCACGAGTGGTAGGCCATGATTCCGCGTTGCTGCGAAAACTCTGGCCTTCTCGCTCCGTTCTGGCCCGCGGCAACTACGTTGACACTGGACGCCAGATACTTATCTGGAGTCGTCTGCCGCTTTCTGATCAATCCGAAAAGGTCACCGATCGGCATAGGCTAGAGAATCCTAAAGTCGAAGTTGGATCTGGCCGAAGTGTCCAGACACCGGAGTGCCAAGGCCAATGCACACACGCCGTCGTCATGCAGACCGACGGGAGCGGAGTAGCGAACTCCAGTCCGCGTATAGGAATACTCGAAAGTCTCGCATTCAACACGAAGCCAATTATCTGGAATCCGGATTCTTTGCGTCTGAAAGCCAGATGCAAGGCCTTCCATAAGTTGCTGTTTCGAGGTCGCAGAGAACTTGAATCCTTCAACCATTGGCTTGGTTCGCTGGATGCCTTCAACGATCGGGTCGCCGACGCCCGTCGAATCCATTAGTGAAGGCACGTTTCCGACGAGCCGAGCCAGTCGCTCCTCGGTGACTGACCACGGGCCTTGCCATCGCTCGAGCAGGGCCACGCAGCCGTCTTTGTCCAATCCGCAGACGACGGTCCAGTCGATGGACTTAGCCAGGTCAACGCCGATGGCGACTACCGGATCCGTAGACAACTCGCCCGTACAGGCCGCGATCGAGTTCAAGCCGAACGGGTTGCCGCCATCATCTGCCGGTATTCCAAGGAATTCCTGTTCAAAGACTTGTTGCGGAAGTTCCCGGCGGGCTGATTCGATCTCTTCTTTTGAGATCAGCGGGTTGGATGTAGTCGGCAGCCGCCAAGACTTCCAGCCGTGATCGCCGATCTGGCCTCGCTCGAAGCATCGGTGAAAGAAGTTCCGACCTTTCGGCGTGCCGAGCATCCAGCCGTCTCCCTTCAAGTCGGCAAGCGTCGGTCTGATCGTCTCTTGCCAGACTGGGCCGAGGTCTCTGACGATCCCCGCTTCATCGATAATCGCTCGGTGGTATCTACGGCCTCGACCTGCGTTGACGGAATCGAGACTCCAAAAGTCTATGGTCCCACCCGAAACGAGTTCGATTCTCTTCTCCTGACGACCGATGCTGAGAATCGCGGGTTCGAGGATCTGCTGGATGTCTCGCCAAGGGTCAGCGAGGAATCGGTACGTCGGTGCGAACCAGCCGACTTCCTTTCCGTCGATCGCGTAGTCGATTGCCAACTGGACGCCCAGATGCGTCTTACCAAAACGTCTGCCGCATTCCAGTACGTTGAATCGCTTGGCCTCCCTCAGCACTTCCTTCTGTCCGGCGTGCAAGGCATCTTCGATTGGCTGTATCTGAACGATCATCGCTTTGCGTTGAACTCGTCTCGGATCTTCTTTACTCGGTCTGACTTGATCTCTTTCCGCTCGACGATCTTCATCCCGTACTCAGTGTCTTCCGGAAACTTGATTCCGTGCTTACGGATCAGCGGCGTGTCGAAGCATCGCCAGTTCCGATGAACGTAATGCTGAGGCCGCCCGTAACGACGGCGTGTCTTTGCAACTCCCGGCCATTGCCGCTCGAGCGAACGCGCCATTTTGAGACGACCGTCGCCAGCGTACCTATCTGTATTTCCGCCCTTGCCCTTCATCGTGCGATTTTTCGCGGTCATGAAAGCGTTGAGCAAAACCGTGCACCACCCACCCGAAAGCACCTGAAGGCAGAGATCGGTGTCAGCGTTCCATTCTCCTCGCCAGCGGTACTTCAGATCGTTCTTGATCAGCATGAACGAGTAGACGTGTACGTTGAGATAGAACGGCGGCAAGTTCCACGGGATGGCGAACGAGTAGTTCAAGCCCGAGATGCCAATGTTCTCGTACCGGTCAGTGAAGTCTTCGCACGATCTGATCGCCGGGTACGAGTTGCACGGGACACGCTTGCCTTTGTACAGGCGATAAGTGCAGTGCATGTTGTCGTCAAGTTCCCAGTGCCGCTCGTGCCCCTCGTCAATCGAGTGCTGCCAGATGAAGTTGCGGACTGGGATTGCTCCCTTGCCGGTAGATTCCGGCGGCAGCACGATGATCTTCTTCTTGCTGAAGTTCTCTGCGTACTTGGCGTACTCGTGGTCTTCGACGACGAGCCGGTAATCGACCTCGTCGCGCTCGAGGAACTGTGCGGTCTTGCAGCGGTCGAATCGACCTCTAGAGAGAACGTAAACCGGATACCTTGTTTTTCGCACGGATCAGCCTCCTGTCGATGAACGATTGAGCGGCCACTGGGCTGTAATCGATCTCACAGTAATCGAGCAGCCTTCCAATCTCTTCGGTGCTTCCGTTTACAGCAGCGTCAACGTTGAACTCGTGAGCATCGCAGCGGTCGATCAGATCCCTGAAGTAATACTCGTAACGATTCAGCATCTGGTTCCAGTTGTCCTCGTCGTCGTACGCGTTCATGAACGGCGTCCGCATCATCGACTCGACAACAAGCTGGCGTTCGCGTCTGCAGATAACCCACTTCGCAGATGGGAAGTTGGCCCGCCAGATGTGCCGGCAGATGGCAGTCTTAGTCGACTTGACCAACCAGTCTTCAGACGTAGGGCCTTCTGATTCGATCAGATCCAGAATCAGATCACGAAAGTCGTGGAACTTTTCGTCGATGTCCAGCGGCTGGAACTTCTTGCCTTGATTGTCCTTGTCGCACGACTTCAGATACTCGCCCAGCACTTCGTCGATGATCAGGTTCTCGTAGTAACCCTTCCGATTGTACTCGTCTCCTCTTTTCGTAATGCCCGTGAACACGCCTGCAGTATCGAGAATGCCAGCAGTCATTGAACTGCCGGACCTCGGTGCGGATGCGATCAGAATCGGATCATTCAGAATCAACCGGAATCTCCTCGCCGTCGTCATCAAACTGGACTGAACCGATGTCGTCCTTCATCCGCTGACCCCAGTTCATCGACCAAGTGCTTCTGTTCTTGGCAATCACCATCCAGCCCAACTCGGCAATCACCTCAGCACGCTCCTCGTCAGACTCGAAAGCGATAACGAGTTGCGGCGGCGAAACCTTCTTCTCGAATTCAGGCATGCCGACCCACTCTGCCGCTGCATCGCTGTCGGCGAGTTCGCCTTCGCTTCTGGTCACCATCGCGAGGTTTGCGAGCATCATCTCGTCGAACCCAGTACCGAGCAGACCTTCGTCGCTGTCCAGCACTTCCTTCAGCAGTTCGGTGAGCATTCGGTCGTCGTCCTCAGCGAAGTGCGACAGGTAGTTGTCGCCCGTGAGAATGCGAAGAGCCTGCGGGCTGTCCGGATCAATGTCCAACTGAATGGTCGGCACGCTGTCCAGCATCAGTGCTTTGCTTGCTTCGACTACTCCGTGGCCTGCCAGAATCACGCCAGACTTCGTAGCCACTACGTTTCGATAAAACCCGTGCTCTTCAATGCTTGCCTTGATGTGTTCGAGTTGGTCTTCCGGATGCTTCCGGTAGTTTCTCTCGTGCGCCTTCAGGTTCTTGATTGCAACGAGTTTGGATGTTGAAACTTGTGGCTTTGGCATGTGGTCCTTCCTTGTCTTACTTTTCCATCTTGTCCCTGATGTCCTGAAGGTCTCGCCGGAGGCCCTTCACCATCGTGTAGTAAACAAGCACCCAGACGATCAGCGGAGTCAGGTTGTTCTCAAGTATAGGAAGAATCGAAGGTTCCATCAGTCGTCTCCAGGCTCGTACGTATCTGACCACTGCCCGAACAAGATCCCCAGATCCTTCCCGTCGACCACGCCGTCATAATTCAGATCGGATCGCGTCTGGTCACTGCCGAAATCCGCCAGCAGAAGCCCCTGATCCTGAGCGTTGATGACGCCGTCTGCGTTGATGTCCGCGATCTGGTCGGCTCGACGGATCGTACAGCCCCAGTTGATGTCCTTGGTTACGGTGTCGTTGGCCGGGACGACGAAGACGTAATCAGAAACGATCCGCTGCTTCGCCGCATCCCAGCAGAGGTCAGATCCCTGCTCGAAGATCGGGACGAAGCCATCGTCGATGCGAGTCGACATCCGGTACTGAACGTCCCGTACCCCGTTGCTGAGGTTCTGAACCTGAGCGGTGCCAGACACGCTGAACTCGCCAACTGCTGATGTCGCAGGCCGGATGTACGTAACCATCAATGCTCGCGTCTCAGTGTTCGCTTGCGAGTTCACTTCGATCGCGTTGGTCTCGGTGCCGTCGGATTCAACGTAGGGCAAACGAGTCGTGGTCATTGGGAGAAGGCGAGGGCTGCACGGCTCCAGATCGGGAGCGTCCTGTACAGCAACAACAGATAGGAAGAAGAGTTCAATCATCAAGGATCTCCGGTGGGATCCTCGTAATCAAGAGTCAGAAGAACAGCGGCAGCAGCCTGAAGTTCAACAGCCTTTGCTTGGAACTGGGCAATCAAAGCGTCGTCAATCGAAGAACGCTGTTCGACTACCGTGTAGTACTCTGAAAGGTTGGCAAGCAACGCTTCCATCTTTGCGAGAGTCTTGAGAATTTCACCAAACGTAAGAATCGACTGCATTGTTTAGTCCTCGATGCGGATCAGAAAAGAGAAGGTCATGGGCGACCATGAGCCATCGTTGTATTCAGAAGTCCAAGTCGGAGCGCCCGTTGAGCCATTGCTGAAAGTGAGCAGGGAAACGGTGCTGTTCCAAGTACCCCACGTTCCCGTGTAGGTGTATTCAGTGCCCAAGGCTAAGTTGGCGTTCTCCTTGTTCCCCTGCCTCATACGAACAGTGCAAGTGGATGAAGGCCGCCCATTGTCAAACGCGGTCTTGTTTGCAGCGGCGTTCGTGCCAGACCATTGAACGAGAAGCCGGTTGTTGCTGAACAGAAACATATAGCCGGGGTTCTTAGTGTCCTCGATCACGTCAGTCATGAGCCTTGCGTACTTCCGGCCCATGAACAACTTCGGGTTGTTGGAACTCGCACCCGCATCGCTTCGGCAGTTGTACGTTGAACCCATCTGACTGAAGACGCCCGCGAACTGAAGTCCGTCATTGACAAAGGGTGGCTTCCAGTAGCCTGCTTTCTGGCCGCCCTCCGAAGAAGTCACCAACGTGTTTCGGGTTCCGATTGGACCTCGCCAACCACCATTAACCGGGTCCGTGGTAAATTCCTTAACGTCGAACGGAATGCCTCCGAAGCCTGTTTGATACGAGGAATTGGTTGACTTTCCGAAAGCGTGCCAGCCTCCAGAGAACGAGTAAACGTTGCTAGTCCCAATTACCGAACTATGGTTGTGATAGAAGTGATGATCAGGCATCGTTGAGTAGTTGGTACTTCTGTTCTGGTACCCACTCGAAAGGCATCGGTCTTGAGGACTGCTGTATCCAACCAAACCGGCACTGTTAGCGGTTGCAACAAGGTTGGTTCCAGAACCCATCGTCTCGGTCAGCGGGAATCGCTCCTTTTCACTCGAACTCGTGTTGAGTGCCGAGTCCACGAAGGTCTGGATCGCATAGGAATCCCAGTCGTAGAGAGGACCGTCGTAGTCAGACCACAGATAAACCGGACCGGGATCCCGACTCGTTACCAAACACCCAACCGGAGATGTAGCGAACGAGTTGTAGTCGAGCGTTCCGTAGATGCAATCTGCCTTCAACGAAGTCTTGGCAGACCCGTACTCAATGTTCGCTCCCTTGTCCCAAGCCTTGGTCCCTCGCTTAAACGCGAACCACTTCACACCATTATTGTCAGCGTTGTAAGTGTTGTAAGAAGTCGTGGAGGCTTGGAACTGCATCTGCGTAGCGGATGCACGATTGAACGTCGTGAACGGGTGATCCCCGCTTGAAGCGTTCACCATGCTCGACGAGTAATTGAAGACCGAAGACCAGTCGTCGTACTGGACATCGACGTTCCCTGCTGACTGCGAATTCTGACCTGCAACCAACGCGGTGCGGGGGTAGAACGTATCCCACTGCGGTCGGAACTCAATCTTGACAGGGACATCATCCGCCCAGCCGTCAGCATTTTCTCCGGTACCGGAGTTCTCTTCAAAGTCCGACTGCGTCATTGCCGGACCCTTCAAGATAATGTCACCGTTGCCTGTCACCTGATCCAGTTCATCGAAGACGTACTTGTTGCCGTTGATCCAGACCCACAACACCGGAATTCCATAGTCGTCAATGTAGTCCTGACCATCGGTTACGAAACTTCCGTTGGTCAGCCGCATAGTCATGCGACCGCTAACCAACTTGATGTACTGAGCGTTTGCAAAAAGCGTTCCGGAACGAGTCCACGAAGTGTTGCTGTCCAGTGTCCACCAATTGTTTCCACTTGCCCAGAAGTTGATGGCAGTTTCCTGCGACTCCCACGGAGTGACTTCGCCGTCATAGTCAGTCCAGTTCGAGACACTAGTCCCGGGATCAGCAGACAGGTTCACGACCACAAACTCGTTGGTCATGTTCGTAGACGAGTGGAAAGCCGTAGCACCAGACTTGGAACGAACGAAGTTGTATCCGCCGCCTGATCCAGAGTATGACGCAATAAACCAATCGCGGACAGTGGTTGATCCAGTACGTTCCCACCAGACTGCAACGTAGGGAGGAGCAGTGCTTAGAGTTCCGCTGTTGACCGTATTGTCAACCTTCAGAAGAGTCAGTGCTGACGTGCTAGTGGACTTGACCCGACGAGGGGTGTCGTAGTTGCGGGACGCCTTGACCTCTTCGGGGTAAACGTAACCCGAAACGCTCTGGGAAGCACCAAAGTTTTCGTAAACCGTGACACCGTCTTCGTAGACCATCCAGTCGCTCGGACCATCGTAGTCACGGAACCCTGCAATAGTGCCGGGGTCTTGAGTCAGGTACACGACAACATGCCGGGTCTTTGACGTGCTTGTAACATTCGACGATCCGGGACCGTACAGGTGGGTATACCTGTTTCCGCTTCCGGTTGTTCCGTTCCACTCGTATCCGGCCCAATCCGAGAAGTCCCACACCGCAATGAACGGAGCAAACCCGGAAGTCAAGTATGCGTTCGCCGCCGCATTCCAGTGGCGGTATCCGCTGCTGACTCCGTCTTGTCTTCCGATTGCAGAATACGCAGTCGATGCCGCCAACTGGTCGACTTGCTGGGTCTCGTACGGAATCGCTTCTTCAACAAAGAAGATTCCATCGTCGTAGTCGTCCCAATCCACGCCAGATGACGCAGGCTCCCAGACGAGATCGTTGCCCTTGTAGACCTTCAGTACGGCACTGTCGCCGAACTTCAGGTCTGCAATATCATCTGATCCAAACTTGAAGTCTGCCATTAGACAATCACATAGAGAGTGTTCGGATCACGAGTAATCGCTGCGTACTGCGAGGAACTGCACTGAATGATTCCGGTGATCGAACCCGCGGATACGCCAGTCATCGCGGGGCTGGTGACAGGGGCGGTCAAAGCGGCTTGCGCACCAATGTCCGTAAGAACCTCGGCTGCCGTCCTGCTTTCAAGGCCGCTTGCAGTGAATCTTGCATACTCGTCATCAGCAACATCAGCAGCATCTACCTTGACGGCGTTGGTATTGGAAATTCCAAACGTCAGTGCAGCCTGCCCACCGATGTCCTCAAGCGTCTGGGCTGCTGTCCGACCTTCAATCTTCGTGCCAGCAACCCGAAGAAAGTCGTCGTCCGCAACATTCGCATCTGCTTGCAGAATGCTGTTCGATCCGATGCCTGCGTTGTATTGCGATGCCGTGCCAAGGCTTGGCTTGCCAGACAAAGACCCGTACCCGATGGCTGTACCAGACCACGTCCCGCTGGTGATTGTCCCGACCGTGGTGATACTTCCGCTTCCAGCAACAGGAGAGAAGTCACCAGTGGCCGAGGTCGCTGCAGTTCCGAGTCCAAGATTCGTGCGAGCAGTACTTTCGCTGGTGATCTCGCTCAGGTTGTTCGAGCCGACCATGTCGCCGGTCCCGGTCCCGACGCCAATCGCCGATCGGGCTGCGGCTTGGCTCGCTGCCGCGAATACCGCCTTGCCAACAGTCGTCCCCCCGAGGTTCGTGAGAGCGGTAGACGACGAGTTAAGGTCGGCGAGGTTTTGCGACGTTTGAGCGAGGTAGTTCGTGAGACCGGAGTTCGTAATGAACTCCTGCGTGTCGTTCGATTCGACGAGGTTCTCGAAATACTGCGGCGTCGTGTCTGCCTCGATCGTCGCGTGGTTCTTCACGCCGAGGACGGTTCGCATTCCCGCACTGTCGGATGCGTTTAAGAGAGAAGCGACATTCGCAGGAAACAACGCTGTAACGTCTGCCTTCAGACCCGCCGATGCCGCCGTGATTCTTCCC